GTGCATCTAAACCAATACGACCAGCTGCAACTGTACCAACTTTCATGCCTTCTAAATCATAGGACTTTGAAACTGCATCAGCAATATTCCAACCACCTTCATTTACGATCTTATGTTGAGTATGATAATCTCTGACCAACGCAAGAACCATCATTACGATATGCTCTGCAACTGACCTTGAGTTACAATATGTTACTTCCATCACGTCCACACCGTTGTCCATGGCAGCCTGCAAGTCAACGTGGTCTGAACCTATACCTGCTGTAATCGCCATTTTTAAGTTTGGTGCTGATTCCATTTTTTCTCTTGTGAGATAATATGGCCAGAATGGTTGAGCTATAACAACGTCTGCATCAACTAATTCTTTATCTGCCGTACAACCATCTCCATCTTTGTCCGATGTTACAACTAATTCGTGCCCATTCTCTTCTAAAAACTTTCTAAGACCCAACTCGCCAGATACACAACCAAGTAATTCACCAGGTCTAAAGTCAATAGCCTTTGGTGATGGTAATGTTTGACCATCAGGATATTTTTCTATTACTGGTAAATTTTCTACTGCATAATCTTTAGGCATTCCATTTTGTGGGTCATCATATAATACACATAAAACTTTCATGTTTTTCCTTTCCTCAAAGTGATTCAGTTTTTACCTCAATTTTACTCTTCTTCTTATAGTCGGCAACGGCAGCCTTGATTGCATCTTCAGCTAAGATTGAACAATGTATCTTTACTGGTGGTAAAGATAACTCTGTAGCTATTTCTGTATTCTTAATTGACTCTGCATCATCAACACTTTTACCTTTTACCCACTCTGTTACTAAACTACTACTTGCGATTGCGGAACCGCAACCATATGTTTTAAACTTTGCTTCTTCAATTATACCATCATCACTTACTTTTATTTGTAGTTTCATTACATCACCACAGGCAGGTGCACCGACCATACCAGTACCGACCATTGGGTCGGTCTTATCTAATGAACCTACATTTCTTGGATTTTCATAGTGGTCTATGACTTTCTCTGAATATGCCATGATTTACCCCTCGCAAGCTAAACATTCGGAATCGTCTGAATCAGACTCATTATTTAGAAAATTCATCATCTCGTTATAACCACCAATATACTGCCCTTGTAAATAAATTTGGGGCACGGTCTTAACTGTTCTACCCGTTACTTCAGCAGCGGTCTTACCGATTTCGATTAAATTAATCCAATCGAATTGAATACCTCTTTCGGTTAATTCCTTTTTCGCCATCATACAAAAAGTGCAGGTAGGTGTTCCATATATAATGTTCCTAAACCCTGCCTTACCCTCAACAACTGCTTTCATATCGAGTTCTTTGATCACCTCTCTTTCTATTTTTTTGGCTACTTTATCTGCTTTACCAATTTTTTCAGAACGGCAATAGTACAGCGTTTTAAGACCGTGCTTCCATGCCATGAAATGTACTGCGTGTAAGTATTTAATGTTTACGTCCGGACGAAAGAACAAGTTAATGGATTGCGCTTGGTCAACGTAATTTTGTCGGTCAGCTGCGTGCTCCACGATCCATCTTTGGTCAATCTCCATTCCCGTTTTGAACGTGGCCATTTCTCGGTCATTAAGTAAACCCAAGTGCTGAACGGATCCATCGTTTGCGATAATTGAACTCCATGCTTCGTTGTAATCGTCCTCATCTGGGCACCTTTCTTTTATTATTTTATCTAAGAATTTATTTTTGTTTAAGTATGCACCAGATAAAGTATCTTGTCTGTAGGCATTTGCTCTATATGGCTCTACAGAAGGAGATGTATTACCCATAATAATGCTACTGCTAGCATTGGGAGCAATAGCCATAAGGTGAGAAAACCTACGACCAGTACCAATAGCATCAGGAGCTTCTCCTCGTAATCTTCCCAGTTCCAGGTTGGCTTCATCTAAACTTTTCCTTATGTGTCTAAAAATTTCTACATTTGCTGAACGTGCCTCTGGTGATTCCCAGGGCAATGTATGTTTTTGTAAGTAAGCATGATAACCTAAGGCACCAATACCAATAGATCTTTCTTGCATAGCACTATACTTCGCTCTTGACACTCCTTCGGGAGCATTGTCTATAAAGTATTGTAAAACATTATCTAACATCTCTGCAATATCTCTCAAGAAGAGAGGGTTATTTTTCCACTCATCATAGTATTCTAAATTAACTGACGATAAACAGCACACAGCTGTTCTATCTTTATTTGTTGGTAGTATGATCTCTGAACATAAATTACTTTGTCTAATACTTAAACCTTTTTTCTTTTGAAACTCTGGCATCATACGATTACTTGTGTCTATGAAATGTATATAAGGTTCACCAGTCATCATTCGTGTTTCTAATATCTTTTGCCATAACTTCTTGGCTGATATTGTGTCTTTGACCTCACCTGAATGTGGGTCTTTAAGTTCCCATGTATCATCAAAGTTTTTATCGACCATGGCTTTCTCTATCAACTGCATAAAGTCATCTGTGATGTTTATACCATGATGTAAGTTTAGTGTCCTTACATTTGGGTCACCCGTTGGTTTTCTCATCTCTAAAAACTGTATTACATCTGGATGTGATATATCAAGATAGGCTGCATAAGAACCTCTGCGAGTTCTACCTTGACGATATGCTAAACTAGAGGCATCATATGTTTTGAGGTGTGGCATAATACCAGTTGACTTGTCATCACTTGAACGAATACCAAGACCAATGCCAACACCACCACCTAACATTGATAACCAGTTTACCTCCGAGAGAGTAGCAACCAACCCTTCTCGACTATCATGTAGATAAGGGAGGAAACAAGAAATAGGTAAACCACGCTTGCTACGGCCAAAAGATAAAATGGGAGTAGAAAAAGACAACCAATGGTTACTAGAGTAATCATAAAGGCGATTTGCATGGTCTTTATTAGATCCAAAAGCGTTTGATACATAGGCGAACCTCTCTTGCGGTGATGTTTCATCCTCCATCATATAAGATTCTCTAAGTCTTTTGAGACCAAGAGGGTCAAATAATTTATCTTTTTCTAAGTTTAAATCCATAAATATTTTCTTTCTTTCAATGTAATGCCCTAGTAACATTTGGGAACTCTTTTTCTATTATTAACCAACATTGTTTTGCAACCTCCATGTGTTCTTTTTGTGTACCGTTTGACATCCTTAATTCACAATAATGAATCCAAGACCTCAAACTACCTGACATATATAACTTACTTTCCATCATACCCTCTGGTAAAACTGCACGAGCCTGCTCTTTTGCGATACCTTCTTTAATTGCCCACTCATATGATTCTTTTGCACGATTCATTACAACTGTTTGTCTCATTTCCCATTCACTTTGTAATTCTTCATTATCCGATTCAACACTATTCTGTCTATTCTTTGTGTCTTGTAAACGAGCCTCTCTTAATTGATGAGAAAGACTTTCTACTGGGTTTGCATAACGCTGACTAAACTCCTGAAAAGAGAACGACCTATGCCTTAATATTTGTCTAGCTATATCTCTTGTTGTGTGTATCTCCATGACAACGTGGACCATCTCAAATGGCGACCAATGTTTGTTTTGAATTAAGTATCGTATAAGTTTTTCTGAGTCCTCAAAGTTGTTTTGATTACTTGGATTTGAAATTCTTGCCATATAAACTATTGCCTCTTCTGGTGTTCTATTCTCTAACTCACCATGAAATGAGGACACACCTACTAAATTAACTTCACTCATTAATAATCCACCCAACCTGTTAAAATATATTTTGTTTCTTTTAGAGGCTGATTGCCTCTATGTGTATGACTAAAAGAACCTGGAAATAGTATTGTTGTACCTTTCTTAGGTTTTATTCTCTTCGGGTAGTATAAAAATTCTGTTTCACCACCCTCTTCTATATCATTTAAATATGTTATAAATGTAAGAATCCTTATAGATGTATACCTACTCATTTGTTCAAAATGCCATTTTGAAAATGCTTGCCCTGGTTTTGTTCTCTGCATCTTAACATTATAAACTCTATGTTCAGCAGCTTTTCTTAAAATATCATACTCATCTACATATTTTTCATAAACATTTTTCCAAAAAAAATCTATGTAATCAGCAAGTAATACTTGACAAGCCTCTGTGTTTAATGCTGATATTGCCGCAAGCCCTGTGTTAAAATCTGAGACCTCATGTCTATTGTGTGGTTCTATATTTCTTCTATCTTCAACTAAACCTGCTTTATCTGCATTTTTAAAATATTGAATCGCCTCGGTGCAAAACTCATCTGGCACGGAATTATCTACCGTTATTACAAAATCACGACTCATATTTTTTTCCAAAAAACTAATTGATTTAACGCCCTAATAGAACAGAAGGTGTTTTTACTTATAATACTTTTTACCTCTGTTTTTGAATATCCTGATGTAATCATCTCATTTATATCTTTTTGTCTTATCGAATTTGGCCAAATAACCACACTATACCCCTCTTTAATCGCATTGTGCATAAGTTTACAAACTTCTGCATTTCTAGGTTCATTATCAAATACTAATACTGAAGCATGACCATCAAGTTCTTTCGCAATGATTGATAAGTTAGCATCACCAGATGCAATACAATTATCTAAGAAAAGAGAATCAAGTGGGCCTTCTACAATATAAATTATATCATTAAAATTTACACGGTCAAGCCCATAAATTAATTTATTCTCATTTTCATTTGTTCTAATCGTTACATACCTTAGTATCTTATCGTTAGTCTCTAGTGAACGACCCGATACTGCAAACAGCTCATCATTCTCATCATAGAATGGTATCACTAATCTTGCATCAGGCACCAACTTCATCTCATTTGTAGGCACCAATGTTTGTATAAAGTTCTTGTAGTCTGGTGTAAAGAGTAATTTATTAAAATACTTATTAGGTATCTTTCTTCTTACTGCATAGACCTTACAGAAATGATTATCTGGTAAATCTGATAGCCACTCTGCGTGTTCAAAATCTTGTCTCCTTACTTTTCCAAATTTTGGTGACTTAATACTATTGAATCTTGGCTCTCTAAAGTTAGAATAGCCAGACTCACCTGACTTATACCTTTCAAGTATAAATGACTTGTATATTTCTGAATCAAGTTGTTTGATGAAATTACCAAGACTAGTGCTAACACCACAGTTATGACACCTATAAAATAAATTGTTAGATTTTGCGTAAACATATCCTCTCGCTTTTAATAAATTCTTTTTACTATCACCACATATAGGGCACGAAAAGTTCCATAGATAATCTTTCTTTTGTTTGAAGTTTCTTAATCTATGAGATAATAAACGAATGTATTTTGATTCAATTGATAACGACATAATGTAATAGTATCATGTTTATGATTATATTACAAGCGTTAGTAAGGTAGACATATCTATCTTGCCTAAGAAAAATGCAGCCGTTACGGCAACACCTAGAACGAGCCATTTATACTTCTCTACTTCTGTTAAATTCATTTTGAATTTACCTTTGTCTGATTGTTTATGGCAGGCAAGGTCGTTTCTAAGACTGTCTATTCTTGAATTGATTGATGATTCTATTTGATCTATTCTTTCATGTACATGAGTGAGTTGAGTTGGCACTTGGTCAATACGTTCATGGACTTCTCTCGCAATTGTGGTAATTCGTGAATGTAATTCTTTTATGTCACCATCTACTGAGGATCTATATCTAGTTTGTGATTCGTGTTTTTCTTCATGTGCTGTCAACATCTGAAGCACATTCACATTGAGCTCTTGTATTTTTTCTATCGACACAGAGATCTTTTCTGTGAGTTTACTTACCTGTTGAAATTCACCTTTCAATAGGCCGACCTCTAATTTGAGTTGGTTGTAATCTTCAGGCATTATACTATCGCTGATATAGCTTTAAGTGCAATAGTAATATTCGCCTGTAGTTCAATTTTTTGTCTCAATTCTTCATCAGTTTCATGTATGATTTCTTCAAGTTTTAAACCATCAAGTAGATCTTTATATTCTTCTTTTGATAATTCACCGGCTTCATATAGATTTCTATACTCTTCAAGATCCCAACTTAGTTGTGTTACATTCATCTATTTTTACCTCCTATGGTTTCTTGTATTCTTCTTGCCGATCTTTCTATCTGTTGTAACTTTAATCTACAATAGTTTTGTGAAACAAAACCACTAGAATCATATTTAGATTTAAATTGTCGTACTATTTCATGTAGTGTTTTTACCATTTCAATAGTATCATCATTGTTTGGTAAAAACTGAGCATAGTTAAACATACTTGTTGATAACATATGTAGTCGCATTACAAGCTCGTAATCAAAATATTTTTCATCACAAAATGGGGTAATTATTTGTGCATATGACCTTAAATCTACAACTGACCTATATTCGTTTGCATCAAACTTGGCCAGTTTCATTGTATCTAAAACGGCACAACTTGATAATAAAAATGATACACTAATCGCTGTTATCGTCTTTTTCATAATAGTCCTTATACTTTAAAATAATCACTCTCTGAGTGTTTATAAAGTTTCTTATCTCTGCCATATTGATAGATAACTTTTCATACCCATCATCTGTAAGGCCAAATAAAACTAAGTCTTTATTTTTCTTCTTTAGTTTTTCCCAAACCTTATCTACATTATCTGGTGTAATTATAACCCATTCTATTTTTTGTGGTGATAATGATTTTGGTTGTTTTATATTTAGGTGGGTTCTTTTTATCTCCTGAGTTTTTACTTCAATTTCTTTTACATCTTTTTTGAAGAAACTAGGAAAGGCACACCCACTAATTAAAAACGGGAATATAATTAGGATTGGCAAGTGTCGGGCATTCACGATTTATTTCACTCTCTTTTTTAGCATTGATTTCTTTTTCTGTTCTTTCTGCACCTGTGGCTATTTCTAAGCATCTAAGTGCATTTTTTGTACCACGATTGATAAGTCTCTCCATCGCTCTTGGTTTCTTTGCAGCTATCTTACCAATATCTCTACTTTCACCTTTTGCATTTACATTGAACTTACTGATTAAGTTATTTACCTCTTCTCTTTGTCTACCAAGTTCTGCATTTACT